TAACTTGGGAGTATCAATCTAATGGCACACTTTGCAAAAATCGAGAATGGCGTTGTAGTCCAAGTCGTAGTGGCTGAAGAGGCGTTCATTCAAACTGGCGCACTTGGTGACCCTGCAAACTGGGTACAGACCTCGTACAACACCCGTGGCGGTGTCCACTATGGTCAAGATGGAAACCCAAGCGGTCGTGAGCAACTGCGTAAGAACTACGCTGGCATTGGCTACGCCTATGACTCTGGTCGTGATGCCTTTATCCCTCCACAGCCCTATCCATCATGGACTATGAGCGAAGACACTTGTCTGTGGAATGCTCCTGTGGCTATGCCTACAGAGGGCGGCCCATTTACTTGGAATGAAGCAAATCAATCTTGGGACGCTGTTACAGCGTGATAAGCCATTGACCCATTCTCCCTACTCATGGCGGCGCAAGCCGCTGTTGGCTTTATTAAGCAGGGATGTTCTATGCTCCATGAGGGGCGTATGGAGCTGGAGGGCGCAAAGAAGACTGTTGAGGGAGTCATCTCCGATGTCAAAGCAATCAAAGGCATTTTTGATTGGTTTATTGGTCTGTTTAAGGGGGTTAAGGCTCCACAACCAAACTCTTCACCCGCAGGGACTCCACAAACCAAGCCTGTGGCGAAAGCGAAAGCCAAACAGCAACAGTCCTACGAAGCCCTCGAACTCAAACTTATTAAGGATATCGGCGAAAGCCTTGGGGCGCTCTTCGATATCCAGCAACAGATCACAAACCACTACCTTGAACTAGAAGAGGAGTCCAAGACTAACTACGATCCAACCCAAAACACAAGCAAGAAAGCGGTAGAGCGGGTGCTTATAGAGCTTCAAATGGAGAAGTTGCTAGAACAGGTTCGTGAGGCAATGGTGTATGCGCCAGCAGAGTTGAAAGACTTGTATGGCAGGTTTCTCAAAATGCACGGCAGGATAGAGCAAGAGCAAGCATGGGCGAGATCAGAGATGATCCGCAGGACTAGGTTAGCAAGGTGGCAGAAGGAACAAGACGAGATTCGTGTCATTGAAACAATAAGTGGAGTAATTGCCGTGATGTTCATATCTATGTTTTTTGGGTGGCTAATGTGGCAACTACGCGCCTTGTCTGGTGGATTTTGATAGGGGTCGCTATATGTGTTGTTGTAGGAGTAACCTCGATGGCGTATGTAGAAACCTTGTATATGCGCGCCCAACTCAAGCAAGAAATCAAAGAGTTGCGTAAGTTGAAACGTGAATTAAAGGAATCAAAATGATGACACTATTCTCAACCCTACTATCGTTCCTGATGGGCGGGTTACCAAAGCTGTTTGACTTCTTCCAAGACCGTGCTGATAAATCACATGAACTAGCCTTGGCACAAATGCAGACTGAGCGTGAGTTGACTTTAAAGAAGGCTGGTCTAGAAGCTCAAGAACGGATTGAGCATATCCAGACAGAGCAGATTCAGATTAACGCTGAAGTAACCAACGCACAGACTGCCATGCAAGAGCGTCAAGCCCTGTATGCCCATGACATTGCTATTGGTCAGGGTGCTAGTCAATGGGTTGTAAACGCCCGCGCTATGGTGCGTCCTGCCATAACTTATGGTCTGTTTGTCCTGTTTGGCTTTGTGGAAATCTTTGGTTTCTGGTTTGCCTATCACAAGGAAGTGCCGTTTGAAGTCGCTCTAGACCTGCTGTGGGACAACGAGACTCAAATCATCTGGGCATCTGTGGTGTCATTCTGGTTTGGCACACAAGCCTTTGGTAAGAAATGAACCTGTCAGACAAAGCCCTCAAGATGATCAAACACCATGAGGGTGTTCGTCAGAAACCTTACCGTTGCCCAGCCAAGCTGTGGACGGTGGGGGTGGGGCATGTCTTGTATCCAGAGCAGGGCAAGATGAAGATAGATGACCGTGATGGGTTTGGCCTCAAAGACGCAGACAACCGCACATTCAGCATGGAAGAAGTCGATGGAATTCTTAAAGCAGATTTGGCTAGGTTTGAGCGAGGTGTGGTTCAATTCTGTCCTGTTCCCCTCACTCAAGGTCAGTACGATGCTCTCATCTCTTTTAGTTTTAATGTTGGTCTGGGAACACTACAGCGCTCAACCCTCCGTCAGAAGGTTCTGCGCGGGGATATGGAAGGTGCTGCGGAAGAACTCTTGAAGTATTGCAAGGCGGGTGGCAAAATACTTAAAGGGCTGGAGAATCGTAGAAAAGATGAACGCGCCCTGTTCTTAGGATAAAACATGCCACTAAAAAAAGTACTACTTCGCCCCGGCGTAAACAAGGAGAACACTCGCTATACCAGTGAAAACGGTTGGTATGACTGCGACAAGATTCGATTTCGCCAAGGGACACCTGAGAAGATTGGTGGGTGGCAGCGCATTTCTGGCAATACATTCTTAGGAGTTTGCCGCTCCTTATGGACATGGGTAACTCTTGGCTTTCAAAATCTAATTGGGGTAGGCACTAACTTAAAGTTTTATATTGGTGCTGGCGGTGCTTATTACGACATAACGCCCACCCAACCCGTCCATACATTAACCAATCCATTTTCCACACAAAGTGGCTCTACTACAGTTACTGTGACGGACGCTACTGGTGGGTACATTAACGGCGACTTTGTAACATTTACTGGTGCTACAGCTGTTGGCGGCATTACCATTTCCGGCGAGTATCAATTAACTTACGCAAGCGCTACCACTTACACAATTACAGCTGCATCTCAAGCCTCGTCTACCGCAACGGGCGGAGGGACTGTTTATGCGGTGTATCAAGTAAATGTTGGCCCAGCATATGCCGTCCCCTTGGTTGGGTGGGGTGCTGGCCCTTGGGGTAGTGGAACGTGGGGCGTAGGCACTACATCAAATGATGCCATGCGTCTATGGAGTCAAAGTAATTTTGGTGAAGATTTAATCTATGGCCCAAGGGGTGGCCCACTGTATTACTGGGATGCCACTATTGGATATCAACCGCCCATCGTAACAATGACAATTGCAAGCCCTTGCGTTGTAACTTCAACTATCGTTTTGCCAGACCTAAGCCCAATTGTGTTTCAAACAACTGGCGCGTTGCCTACTGGATTATTGGTTGGAACAACTTACTACACGCGCTACGTTACATCTACAACCTTCAATCTATCAACAACCCCGGCAGGTTCTTTGATAACAACAACAGGAAGTCAGTCTGGGGTTCAATCAATATCTCCAAATGGCATGGATATAACGACATTTGCTTCCGCCTCTAACTGCCCAATTATTCAAAACTTTATTCTTGTTTCGGACACAAGCAGATATGTTTTTGCTTTTGGTTGTAACGCTCTTGGATCAACCACACAAGACCCAATGCAGATTCGTTGGTCAGATCAAGAATCTGCGGTTGAATGGACTCCTGCGGCAACCAATACGGCTGGTGATATACGCTTATCCCACGGCTCTGAAATTGTTACAGCCATGCAGGCCCGTCAAGAGATATTGGTCTGGACAGACTCATCACTGTATTCCCTGCAATACGTTGGCGCTCCAGTGGTTTGGGGTTCTCAACTGGTTGGTGACAACATATCTATAGTTGGTCAAAACGCCGTTTCCTACGCTAACGGCGTAGCCTACTGGATGGGTGTGGATAAGTTTTATAAATACGATGGACGCACACAAACCCTGTCTTGTGACTTGCGCCAGTTTGTATTTGAGAACATTAACAAGTCTCAGTTTGACCAAGTTATATCCGGAACAAACGAAGGTTTTAACGAAGTCTGGTGGTTCTACTGTTCAAATGATTCAGTTGATAACAGCGTTGACAGCTATGTTGTTTACAACTACCTTGAGCCTGATGGCAAAGGCGGTACTGGTGTCTGGTACTACGGGTCTATGGCTAGAACGGCGTGGCTTGACTCTGGTCTAAGAGACTATCCATTAGCTGCCACTTACAACAACAACCTTGTTGACCACGAAGTTGGGGTAGACGATAAGACTACGGCGACTACAACTCCTATCGAAGCGTACATCACGTCTGCTGAGTTTGACATTGATGACGGAGATAGGTTTGGGTTTATATGGCGTGTGCTACCAGACATTACGTTCCGTGGGTCTACAGCAGCAAGCCCACAAGTAACCATGTATCTGAAGCCTATGCAGAACTCAGGCTCTGGATATAACGATCCAGCATCTGTAGGTGGATATAACAACGCCACCATTACCCGCACGGCCGTACTTCCTATTGAGGCGTTTACAGGCCAGATCAATACTCGAGTACGCGGGCGTCAGATTGCTATGGAGGTAAGGTCTACAGCAGAAGGAGTTACTTGGCAGCTGGGCGCTCCTCGCCTAGACATTAGACCGGACGGCAGACGATGACATACATTGTTACTTCTGAGTCGGAGTTAAACAGGATTGCCGCTCCAGCGCTTCCAACTCCCACGCAAGACTACTCTTCTATATATCAAAACCAGTTTAATAACGTCCTACGTCTGTACTTCAACCGTATACAAGGCATATTAAACCAACTAACTACAGACAGCGGGATAATTCCCGCCCTTACTGTTTACACAGTGGTAACGTTACCAAGCGCCGCTACTTCTGGGGTGGGGGCTAGGGCTTTTGTGTCAGATGCTACGGCAACAACCTTTGCATCTACCGTTGCTGGAGGAGGCGCTAATAAAGTGCCTGTATATTCCGATGGAACAAATTGGAAAATTGGATGAATTTCATAGAGCTATTAAACAAAGTTGCCCGAGTTGCTCGTCCAGCTCACCATGAGTTTGTCCCTATTGAGCGGATGGACGAGAAGTTTGAAGAGACTTGCTTTGACTCTCTAGACATGCTGATGATCGGTATGTACATGGGCATGATCTACGACATAGACGACGAGATATCCAAAGAGTTCCAGCCTGAGACTGTGGATGAGCTGTATGACTTTATCCAGCTGCATAAGACGCGCGATCCTGAGTCTATGGAATGGGCTCTGGAGCAGATCAAATGATCCACCTGACTCACTACCGGACAGCCTACTCGACTACGGTTGAGCTGATGGAGGGGCCGTTTCCTCAGAGCGTTCACTGGTTTCCAGAGACATACGCCCGCGTGAGTACTGGCATGTTCTACCCTCCTCACCGCTTGGCTGAGAAGGTTCTAGACCCTGAGCTGGTCAAATCCCTACGAGAAAACCGCGTTGGCAAAACTGCATTTATTCTTGCTGGAGGTAACGCACACTTTGCCGGAATTAACCCACGCTCTAAGAAGCCTACAAGGTTGTCCTATGAATACAAGTTCCTCCCCTTTTCCCTTACTCAGGTCTACGCTGGAAGAACAGCCCAAGCTCTGGGTGCTACGGATCATGTTGTTACCGATGCCACGGCCTGCGCCTCCAGTCTTAAAGCACTGATGGATGTACAGACCCTGATCAACCACTATGGGTTTGCTCGGGTCATTGTCCTGTCTGTTGAAGATGCCGTATCAAATGCGGTATTGGAGTTCTTTGGTGAGGCCAGAGCGTCTCTGTCCCAAAAAGATGAAGAGCGCGGTGTACTGCCATCAGCCTTTGATGACATTAACTACGGTTTCAGAGTTGGCCAAGGCGCTGTGCTGGCGGTGTTTGAGGCTGACTCGGACAACCCGTTGGCCACCCTCAAAGGCGCATACACGGCTAGTGAAGATCACTCAAATGCTATCGGCCAGCGAGAGGATGGACAGGGCTTTGTTCGTTCTATTGAGGGTGCTTTGCATGTTTCCGGAGCTGCAGCCGAGGACATTAAAGTAGTCAAAACCCATGGCACTGGAACAAGTTCCAATAACGTAGCTGAAAAGGCCGCCCTAAATTACTGCTTAGGGGGTTACATTGCAACGTCATACAAGGCTAAAATCGGCCACACTATGGGCGCCAGTGGCTTGCTCGAGACATGTTTGCTAATTGACGATTTAAAACGTGGCGTTG